CTTCCATTCGTCAGCGCGCTGATCATAAACGCCGTCAAAGACTTCGTTCAGGATGGGTTCAACTACCGACCGAAAGTCGGTACTACGCATCGGAGTAGCCATAGATCAAACCCTCCTATCAGACCGAGTTAACCGGCGCTTTGTAGTGATGCTCGTTGATACGAACAGTCACTTGCACATAAGCGTCAGTGATGGAATCGAAAATGCTATAGGCAAAGCCCGTGATCTGGAACTGACCAGAGGTGGCCTGAATAGCGGTGAGGTAGGTGTTGCTCAGACCCGTCTGGGTAGAGCCACCCGGCGATGCAACAGTCCAATCGCACTCTTCGCCAACAGCGGTCTGCACCGTCGTGCCCGGCGAGGGGTTGTTGTACTGCACATCAAACAGCGTTTCCGGATCGTCATACACCCAGGCAACAATTTCGGTGCCAGTGGTGCCAGACGGCCAGAACGGGCTGATGGTGGGCTTGCCAGAAGCGTCAAGGTACTGACAGCCGGCGAAGATGCCAAGCAGGGAGATACCGTCAACAGTACCCGTGCGGGTGCCGTCAGAGGTGCCAAGCTGGACAACGCCGTTGTCGGTCAACTTCACCGGGTCGCCGGAGAAGATGTTCGCCGCATAGGTCGAAGCAATCGTATAGGCTTTCGGGCGCATCTGCCCACTGTTGTGGTACGAAGGCCGGAAGCCGAAAGGCGCGCTAGTCGAAGACATAGCAAAGCTCCTAATCGGTGAGGGGTTTACGAGAGGTCAAAAAGAGCCTCCCGCCGTTGCCCAATCTCCAAATTGCCTTCGCCCATCTGCAACTTAGACTTAGACGCTCGGGCCTGCTGCTCAAGGAAGTCGGCCGTATCGGTCAACTTTTCCTCTTCACGCAGCGGCGCATCATGATGGGCTTCCTGCATGTACTTCTCATAAAGAGAAATTGGCAGCTTGAAAGCCAGCATCTCATTCACGCCAATAAGCCCAGCCCAATCGCCGGTCTTCAGCGTTGCATATTCCCAGCCGGGAACATCTTCCGGCTTAACTGGTTCATAGCCCAGGCGGATACGCATCTGAATTGAATCACGCGGATTGGTGGTCGTAAGCCAGCAAGTGTGCCAGCCAGGGATCGAAGGCAAGTCCGGTAGAGAGGACTGAAAAAACTGTTGACGGAACATCGCAACCCGCTCGTCATCCGAGATTTCGCGATTTTGGGTCACAGCGCGATCTTTCATCGCCCTGGTTTCGCGGCCCTCACCAGCAGATTTCCTAAAGCGTTCGTCAGACATAATTCGCTCCTTTCAGCGAATGCGTTAATTATGTGAGATAACCCACAGAGATGCAAGAATTAAGAACGGTTCTGCCGGTCATACTCGGCATACCGGGCCACATAGCGGTTCCGCAGGACCGGATCGTCCCACACACCCGCCTCAATTAGGGCCTGTTTCCGCTCCGGAGAGATGTAAATCTCCTTCCGGGTGCTGGTCGGCGCATACTCCCGGCCAGACCCCACAGCAGGGCCTCCCCGAGGCTCTCGGCGGCTTTCAGGCCGCTCAGATGACCGTTTGGGCGCATCCCCGTCAAACCGCTCTGGCAGCCTCTTAGACGCCCGGCGGCGCAATTCGTCCCAATAATCGGCACTTTGGGGATTGAACCCCTCCTTGGCTAATGATTGGTCAATCGCAATGACAATAGCTGAGTCCTCGTCACGGCCTTGGGCATCATACCAGGGGTTCTCCTTGATGAACTCCTGAGCATGACGCATCGTCATGTCGTCAATTTGCTGGGGCTGCGGCTTTTGCTGGGAAGCCTGCTGCTTTTGGAAGTTGAGCTGTTGGATCCGGGCAATGGCCTGATCCCGGTAGCGCATGGCCTGGGTGACATCCTCACCATTGCCGGCAGCCACCGCCTTGGCAATCACCCTATCGGCCATTTCGGCTTCTTGGGCAGCCTTGGCAATCGCCCCATCAAAAGCGCTCAGGTCCAGACTGTGGGCCCGCTGCTCCTGCGCCAGCATGCGGCGCTCAAGGTCGTCGTTTCGCTTCCGTAGGAAGTCCAACTCAACCTGATCGCGGTTGCGCGCGTCGTCACGGCGCTGCTTCCGCATCATCTTTTCTTGGCGGCGCCGCTCCTGAATGCTTAGCCGCTCGTCGCCGGCCTCGTCGTCGTTCCGCCTTGCAGATCGCTCGTCCTGGCCGTCATCGTCATTTTCAGTGAGGTCTGCCTTATCCTCAACAATGACAATCTCTTCTTTGCTGTCGTCGTCTTCCTTCAATACGTCAGACATTGTCAAACCTCCACCCAATCGGTTGCTTGCATATCTGATTGGCTTGCCAACCAACCCGTTTGATACCGATTTTGTGCGGTCCACATATCAAAATGCGGCTCAATAATCAGTTCATCAAGACCGCGACTTTCAAGGAATGCTTTAGTGATTGGCGCGTCAGAGCGTAAATTGTCTTTATGCACACTATAACCACCGGCTTGTAGGATAAACATTCCCTTACCATTCCACCCTTCTCGGGCTACTTTTTTGCCTGCTTTTAAAGCGGCAATTGCTTCACCAAAATTCATACTTCATCTCCTTTCAGATGAATGCTTTGATAGCCAGAGGGTCGCCCTCAATTTTGCCAATGATGTCCAGGTCGTTGAAAATCACGAACATGGCGCTGGTGTCGCGGTCAATCGACACTTCCCAGCGGTCACCGCCGTATTTCGGCACGCGCACGAAATCACCGGGCTGGCACCACTCACCTTCCGGCCATGTCTGCTGCGTGTCGCGGTTTTTGAACGCCAGCGGGCCAAGGGAGATCACCTTGGCAACCTGGGTGTTCCACTTTTCAGTGTCTTTGGTGTCATTTGGTAGAATAATGCCGCCAGCGGTCTTGCTCTTTGCTGTACGGATCTGGACCAGAACGCGGCTTCCGAAAGGCAGCACGCCGGCGCTAACTGCCGGGAAAGCCTCTCCCAAAGCGTTCTCATAAGTCGTTGTCAACATTCTTCTCCTCATCAAGGATTTTTAAGAGTACTTCAATGGCTGCCTCATATCCGGCAACCACACCGACACGATACCCGTACTCAAAAGCATCGCGCTGTTGGGGCCGCTTCAAGGCGTCTGCCGCAAATTGCTGCTGCTCTGCCTTGAGGCGGTTTAAGAGTTTGGTTTCAAAATTCACGCCTGATTTTTTTCCGTCTTGGGCTCTGGCGGCAGAGACTGACCGTCCACCTTCTCGCCCGCAGCCAAGCGGTGCTTCTGCTTCACATAGGCGCTGTTCATAGAAACAGTGCCCTCTTTCGGCTTATCGGCCATGGTGATTTCCTTATCGCGTTCCTGGGTTAATCCCGGTGCCGGTGCTTACCGCCACCTTCTCGCCGGTGGCCATCTCGGCCGCCGCAAGCAACTTGGCGGTGTCATTGTCCGCCGTGTTCATACGCTCGCGCCCAGCCATTTCAGCCGCAGTGCGCTGGCTTTCGGCCATCTGCCGGAACTGCTCAGCTTGCAACTTCTCGGCACGCGCCTGCTGCTGATCCGTAAGCTTGGCCGCATCATTCTGCTGCTGGATTTGCAACTTCTGCTGATCCAATTGGATCCGCGCCTGATCAACCTGGGCGCGCTGCTGCAGCGCCTGCCCTTGGATTTGGGCATTGAGTTGCGCGACCTGCATGCTGCTATCGGGCGGCATCGGCGGTTGCGGCCGGAACTGCTGAGCGGCCTGATCAATCTGCGCCAACTCCTGGCCAAAGGCGCCAAGCTGCTGCTCAATAAACTGCTGGACTTGTATAATCACCTTGGTCTGCTCAGTGGCCTCGTCAGGGATAAGGCCCTGCTTGCTGGCTTCGTCCACAGCATTGTGCGCCTCCACCAGATAGTAGTTCAGCAGATGGTCGCGCAGGTGGGTGGCCATGGGGTAGAGAAACGTCTTCACGATCACCGGGTTGCTGCCAAACAGCGGGGATTTCAGGAACGCCATGTGCGTCATGATATGCGCCATGTGATCCTGCTGCGGCATGACATAAATCGGCCGCCCCATGGTGGCCGCGACATTCTCGCTGACCGGATCCATGTTCTCGGTTGCCGGCAGCGGTTGCAGCACTTCATCTGCTGGCACCTTGAGGGTGCGGAGGAACATCTCCTCCACCTTCCGCATGTCGTACATCTGCGGCAGGGCGCCAGCACGCTGCATGATCGCCTGCACCTGGGCGAAGCGCTGCGTTTCAGAGAAGATCGCCGGGTCGCTAACGGGCACAACATCAAGCGGCCCATCAAAGTCTGCCGGCTCAATTTCAATGCCAGCATCCTGCGCCTCAATATCCTCCTCAGTCAGATAGGCGCTGTTGATGCGGTGCAGGATCTTGAAGCACCGCGCCATTGAGTTGTGCAGGCGCGAGTGGATGCTGGAGAACACCACCATCCCCTGCTCAATCAGCGCCATTGTCGTGCCAACAGGCTGATTGGGGTTCTGGTCGCTCAGCTTCTCAAAGCTGGTCTGCACAACACCCTTGCCGGCGTCCACCAGGAAGCCCAGCAACTGGAACAGCGTGGGGCTCGGCGGATTGAACGGCATGGGCATGGCGAGCTTACGCACGTCATCAATCAGTGCGCCGCCCTCCATCTCAACCACTTCAGTCGGCTGGAGGTTGATGGTCTGGCCGCCAGGGCCGCCCTTGAGCTTCAGCAGGGTGGGGATGTTTTGGATGTGGGCACTGTCCAGCAAAGCCCTCAGCGCGCCCGTAGCGGCCCCAGAAAGGCCGCCAATCATGTGCGTCAGGCCAATTGGATAAGCACCGCGCCAGGGCACAAACGGGAACTCAACGATCCAATCCAACTCCTTGTGGTTGGGGTCGTCCTGCTCCCAGTTGCGATACAGCGCCAGCGCCTTGCCGGTGGATTTGTCCACACTCAGGATGTAGGGGCTGACACCCTCATCAAAATCAAGAAACGTGTAGATTTCAAAGATCGTCCGCAGCCCGTCCTCGTTGTAGCTGGTGGACTTGCGGCCCTCGATCTTGTCATTGGCAATGCTGGCCTTGGAGAACTCCGGATCATCCGGGTAGCCAAGATCCACATCAATATACATTCCGGCACGAACGCGCCGCTCATATTCCATCTTGGTGATGTACTGAACGTGCGTCTTGCGCTCGGCCGAATAGAAGTTGGTGGCAGCAAACGGCAGGTAAACGTCGTCAATTGGCACAAACTCGGCCTGGGGGCGCCGGTGCTGATTGTTCCACATGAACTTCATGTATTGGCCGCCGCCCAGCGGCAACTGCGTGCTGAGCTGCTCCAACTCGGAGCGGAACTCCGGCATCTGCTCGGTGGTCTGCCAATTCATGAAGGTGGCCTTGCGCTCGGCCTTATCCACCTTCTCTTTGTCTTTTTGGCCGTAAATTTTACTCTTAACAGGGCCGTTAGGCGGGAAAATTTCCTTCATGAAGCGCGCGGAGAAATCCACGCACGCTTCCACCAACATCGGGTGAACGACCTTATTTGCACCCGTAAACTGCGCGCCGCCAGGAGCGTCATCGCCCAAGCCAGTGCGACGGAGGCCTTCCTCGTAAAGCTTGTCGCGCTTTTCGCGGGCCTCCTTGTCGCGGTCTATTTTTTCAAGAAGATCGTTTACCGCTTCTTTGAGAAGCGCCGGATCAACCTCTTCCACAATGTTCGCAAAGTGTTCCAGGTTGCTTTGATTTTCTTCTTCATTCTCAAGCCGAATGATTGCTCCGCCATCTTCAGTGTCCCTCACTTCGCTGTTTTTGTCGTCCAGAAACTCTACAGTTTCGCCGCGATCATCGTCGTCATCATTGAGAGTTTCAGACATATTGTGCCTCAATTTGTTTTGCGAGCTGGTCTACCGCCCGCGGATCATAGGCGGAAACTGAACCTCCGCCAGCGTATTTGGCATGCAACTTGGCCAGCCCGCCATGGGCATAGCCGCGCCCATAATCCATGCCGTAGCCTGCCGCACCATATGCCGGCGTGGGCTCCGGCGCATTGAAGACCCCAGGCTCATAACTCATTACCGTGGGATCCAGGCCCAACTCTTTGCCGATTTCGTTGCCAATCATGCTGCCAATCGCGCTAGCACCAGGGATGCCAGTAGCAAGGCCCATCAGGCCGCCAATAACGCCCGGCACACTAACGCTGACTGCTGGCGTCTGGTTGCCAATCTCATCAACATTGACGCCCATCTGCACGCCCGGCGGTGATATCGCGCTCTGGACGCCATACCCCAAGGCTTGCCCAAAACCGATTTCGCCGCGCCCCAAGGCGCCAATTGCTTCAGCAATACCCGGCGCAGCATTGAAGCCAGTCGGCGCCACGCCGCCCGTATCGGCAATGCCATAGCCCCGGCCGGCCTCTCTAGCATCAACCGCTGTTTGCATATTGGCGGCGGCCTGCGTGCCTTCTGGGTCTTCGCTTGACATGCTTTGATTTGGGTTAGAGTCAGGGGCCCCTGGAGGGCCACCGCCAGCGCCAGCACCCGTAGGGCCAGCGCCTTGGCCTTGGTTGCCGCCAACAGCATCCTGAGTGGCAGCTTCAGACATAGAGTTTGCGTTGTCGCTGCCCGGCCCTTCTCCAGGCCCCTCATCATACGCCCGGATGCCGTGCTTGGTCATGCGGCCGGAACCACCGCGCGCCTTCAGCAGCGCAGCCTCCCGATCCGTAATGTAAGCAAGCTTATGCTCCTGGCCGCCAATGTAAGTTTTTGCCGGCGCCTCTACCTCGCCGCCCTCGGCAAACTCCTGCACAATCCGGTCAATCTCATCCGGGTCATACGCAGTTGCAGGCTCACGCACCATGCCGCCATCGGCATACTTCTGATCCAACTCAGCAAGGCCGCCCTTGGCGTAGCGGCGCGTGATGTCAATCAGATCATCGCCAAACATGACGTAGTTATGCGTGCCGCGCCCTGCAGCGCGTGAGCCTTCATCCAGATAACGCAAGCCAGGAATGCCAATATCAGAAAGGGCGCTGGCTGCGGCCTCGGGGCTTCCCTTAGAATACTCAAGGAAAGACATAATGTTTTCCCCGCGAGGAGTTCTATTTCTCGTCTGCATGGGAGAGGTAAAATCAGAAAGATTTTCTCTGTATGCTTTCAAGATGCCCGCTGCTTTTAATTCATCTCTAATATTCCTGGCTTGCGCTGCAATTGGCGCATCCAAGCTGAGCAAATTTTCAGGCTCAGTGCGAAGGTTAACTTCGTACATGTGGCCACGAGATGAATCTCGATAAGATTTTATTAATTCAGCTATTTTTGCTCTATCAAAAGCGCGGAGTTCAGCATTTCCAGCTTGAGCAAAGTAAGCTGCTGTTTCTGGGTCATGCTCTAAAGCTTTTCCCATGCGCCTAATTTCTATTTGACTTTGCCTACTTATTGGCAAGCCAATACGGTTTGCTTCATACTCTAAATCAATCATGCCTTTGTGCGCTAAACTATCTCTATATGCTTGTGCAATACGTTCTAATTCAGCAAAGTAAAGCCCGCGCCCATAAGTTTGATTACCCTCACCCGTGCCAATCTTGCTGATGTCAAAACGATCAAAACGATATGGGCTGCCATGGTAGGCGCGGATGCTGGCAGGCCCCTCAGCAAAGCCACGCACCACATTGATCTGCCGCTCTTCCTCCGGCGTTGGCTCAACATCGCCGCGCACTACAGCGCTCATGCGCTGGCCAGCCTCGCCAAATGAGCGCGGCATCGGCGCAAACCCGCGGCCTTCCGCAGAACGCAACTCAGTAACAGGCTCGCCAGCACCAACAGCACGATTAGCCAGAATGCTGAGGTAATCCTCGTCAGAAGGCCGAGGCACAGGCGCAGCAGCCGGGCGGCGGGCGCGGCCGCCCTCGGCATACTTCTTGGGCTTGCCTCGATACTTCTGGTTCAGATCACGGAGGGACTTGGCGGCCATATCATTCACCCTCAAGGCCAGCAGCAGCGCCAGCACCCAAAAGCCCAGGGACAACAAGCGGCTGTTGCCTGTTAGCAAAACGGCGGAACACTTCTTCAGGCGTCAAACCACGCTCAGCAGCACGATCCTCAACAACCCGGTTGAAGATGTTGTCAAACGTATCAAGGCTGCTTTCACGCACGCCAGTGCGCTTTGCTGCGCCCATCCACAAGCTTGCCTGCAACTGCGCCGGCGTCATGCCCATGCGATTAGCGATATCCAGCGCAAGCCGCTCATAGGCGCCATACTCATTGTCGCGCGGCACCTCGTCCCAAACTGTGGGGCGGTTGCGAATGAACTGGAACAACTCACCTTCTGCACCGCCAGCCTCCCGCACAGCACGAGCCGCATTAAAGCTCGTCTGCATTACTTCCTTGCCGGTTGCATCCTTTACCTTGCGGGTCTTGATGTTATCACGCGCGATCTCTGGGAAGCGTTCAGCAATTTCAGATGCAAGCTCTTGGCTGATTACAGCGCTGCCATGCAGGAAGCGAGGGTCATTAGACGCCATGCCAATGAAGCGCATGAAGTGCTTGTCGGCCGCGATGTTCTCAGGGTTGCCAAGCAGGCTGTTGGCAAACCCACGAGGCTTTGGCGCTCGCGTTGGTTCAATATTTTGAAGGAACTCACCGCGATCAATAAGGTTACTCAAAACCCCTTGATACTGTTGCGTCAAACTGCCGTAAGGTTCTGGCGGCCGCGGGTATTTTCCTGTTGCCTCAAACTCTGCTTGGCGCGCAACGCGCGACTCAGCAGGCTCAGCAAAATAGTAAGATGCCTGCCGAATATTGGGATACACAGCATTGCCAGGGCTGGCGCCACCTATGCGATACATAAATTCAAGCCACGCATCATGGCCTGCTTTTTCACCAAGCTCGTCAATAAACCGCTGCCGCGTGGCCTCGGTGTTGTACCAAGCGCGGCCAATATCTTCGCCTTCGCGAGCCGTAGCCATGATGTCATTCAAAAGGTCTGGCTCGTTATCAAGCCGCCCTTGGAACTCGGCAAAGCGTGCGCTTTCACCTCTTGCCGGCGCGTGTCGGATTACCGTGCCAGGGCTTCTGTCAGGCGCTGCGCCAGGAACGTCAGGAACCGGAATGGCTTCACGCAATCCGCCAGTAGCTGGTTTGCCGGAACGCGCCGCGCCAGCAGCCATCAAAACTCCTCTACCAGTTGGCGGCTTGTTAGCCCCAATGACAGCGCGGGGGTTTGGCTCAAAATCAACCTCTGGCACTTCGTAGTTGATCCTCGGCGGCCGGCGACCACGACCCGCACCCAGCGTCTGCGCCGGGCCACCCTGCACCCCAGCCATGGGCAGCAAATCCAGCGCCCCAGGCACCGCCAGAGATGTCTCGCCCGTGTCCACATCCTGGCCAACAGGCAGCACAGCAGACCGGCGCGTGGTCGGCGCAAAGTCTCGCACATCACGGCCTTGGAGGCCTTCAGGATCAATCAGGCGCCCGTCTGGCATCTCAATAGCGTAGCCGCTGCGGGTGTCAGTCGTCTGCACAATCCGGCCGCCCTCGGGGATCTCAATCCCTGCCATGGCGCTCAGCATGCCGCGCTGCACATCCTCCGGCCGGGGGATCAAGCTTGCCGCCGCTTCAAATGGCGACACGGCATTGCCTGGGTACATCTCGCGACCACCGCGCGGCACCGGCACGCCAGCAACGCCCAGGCGCGAGGCTGGGGTCATCAGCGGATCCCGCTCCAGCAGGCGCCGATCATACTCCTCATCAGCAGAGCGGATTGTCGGCGCGTCGGCGTAGCGGTCCTCCATGTCAATCAGGCTCTCGCGCACGCGGCCGCCCTCGGCGTAGCCCTCAACGCCAGCACGCCTCATGATATTCTTAACGTAATCTTGCGTTTCAGTAATCCGGGGGATCTGATTGCCGGCCTGGGCAACCCTGTTGGGCCCGGCATTGTAGGCGGCCAGGGCCAGCGGCAGGCTGCCAAAGCGGTCAATCTGCTGGCGCAGATACCGCGCGCCAGCATCAAGGTTTTGCGCTGGATCATAGCGGTCAGCACGCAAATCCGCTGCCGTGCCGGGCATCAACTGCGCCAAGCCATAGGCGCCCCGGCGGCTGCGGGCCTCCGGGTTGAATTTGCTCTCCTGGTAGACCAGCGACAGGAACACGTCGCGCGGCAGGTTATACTTCTCCGCCAGTTTGATGGCCTCGGACACCCAAGGAT